AAGAATGCCATGGACTCTTTAAGAGCGTCATTTAAAACGGGGGTTTTGATAAATTTTGTTAATTGATCGCCCATTTCTCCGGCGAACAATTCCGAACTTTTAGGTCCAGGTTTTGAAGGGCTATCAAAGCACATATCATGTATCCTTTATTTTAAATATAAATTAGCGGCCCATGTAGGGGTGTATCCGAGTTTCTCCATGTACTTATTATAAGGAGAACTCTCAGTACAAGCTATGAGGTACGAGTCTGTTTGTTGTTTCATGATGCTATCCAGTACTGGATTCATCAGCATGGTATCTCGTGCTGATACTTTCTGTGTATGATTCCATACAGTAACTAAGGAGGTACCCCCTAGCGACCATCCCCCTATTATGTCGTTATCTCGAACTAACATATGAGTGGGGTTTAATAAGGTATGTCCGTCCGTTTTTGCAGCTTGCATAGTCGCTTCGAAGTCGTCTTGGTTTTGTATCCGGAGTATCTCAGGTATCATAGTTCTGTCCTCTATTAAATAGGTGGTTAATATAGGTCTTTATATTCCTCCATACTTTACAGTACGGACTATTCGTGTGAATCCATCTATCACACGTTGTTTTTCTTCATGCACTTCTTGTTCGAATTTCTGCATAGCTGCCATACCTAGATCGGGGTTGTACCACTCCTTACCAGCCATCAACCATAGTCTTCCTAGTACTCCTGTAACAATCGCTGAGTAGTTATCATTAAGCGTAGGTCCATCCATAGCAGGGGTATTAATGGTTGGGTATACGGCTACTCGAGCGGATAAGGAGTTGGAAACACTTTGTGACGGTTTAGGGTATATCGTAAAAGTGTCAGGAGTGAGCCGAGTGAAATATTTGGGAGTACCCGCTGTGTTTCTCCAAGCTGAATCTAACTTATACAACTGCTGCTCAGTCATAGGCTGTAAGGGGGCATCTAAGTAATTAACCCATAATATGTCGCAGATGGCTTTACGATTATTTACATCTATATCGTAGTCCCCTATATTTTTCGCTGAAGGGGATAAATCCAAATCAATGCGCCAGGATTTTGTATCCTTGAAGAACTCCATTGCAGTCTCTGCAATACGATCCTCAATTACGAAATCTGGACAGAAAGGTACTTCGACCTGTACACGCGATGTTAATGTGCTATAGGGAGTATCTGCCATGGTCTTACCTCATTGCAGTAGCTGCATTACGTGGTTCTGCCAGAGTTTCAGCTTGAGCTTTTAGTCCTAGAGATTGTGCAAAACTAGCATATGCTGCCATGGCTCGTTGCCCATTCGCAGCGTATTCTGCATCTTTGCTGTACGCTCTGTATAGAATATAGTCTGCTATGACATTGGCATAAATGTCGTCTAGTTCTATTACGGCAGTCAAACCTACTGACGCAGGACTTTTAGAATATATTACTTCTACCGTAGCGGTACCATCACTAGGTGGATATACTAAGAATGACCTAGGGTTCCTGTCATCGAAGATGAAATATTGAACAGTACCGCTGGCAGTAGAGCTATGCCACTCCTGTTTTTGTGCGTCTAGTATTTCTCGATTTATCTGTCGGATTGCACGTTTACTTCCTGTTTTATTCCGTACTATGTCTATCAGTGATATTCCAGCATTGTCTATACTGAAACGTGTTTCGCCGCTAATTGGTAATGGTAAGTCCTCTGCAATTGAACTTGCATCCGGTTTTAGAAGTACTACTTCACGTTGAGCATCGTTAAGCCACCCTAAAAGCTCATCATTATCCCAACGCACCGCATCGGGGTCCTGTAGGATTATGCGTACTTTACTTATAATATTTTGTGCTGTTACTGTTGCCATCTAACTTTCCTTATAAAAAGTGCCCCTCCCGAAGAAGGGGCGGGTTTTCTACAAGCAGTCTCCCCACCAAGAGACTGCTAAGATAGAACAGTTTTACTCAGTCAAATCAACAGTCATAATACCGTGGTCTTGTAACGTGCCACCTGTACCAGAACCACCTTGTTTGAAGACTGATTTCTTCAAGCCGAAGATTTTAGCTACCGAAATACCAGATTGGTTTTGGTAATCATAAGTATCTTCAACCCAGTTAGGAGCGCCAATATCAGCCATCGCTGCAGCTTGAGCACCACAGAACAGCGCACGACATTGACCCGCTTGGCTGTAAACATGGCGGTACTCATGTACCATCACGCCGTCAACTAAGTAGCTTGAAGCACCTGCGAATAATGGGTTAGAACCCCCACGTACACCGGCATTACGAACGTTGGCTAAGAAGTCAGCATCTAGTTTCAAAGACTTCATCGCTTGTGGTGTTACGAACATATGATACAGCTCGTTACCTTGCTCGCCTTTTACGCCCCGTAGGAACTCATCACGAGCTTTAGCTCTAAGTTCTACGATCATTTTGTAAGAAGCTGTGCCTGTACCTGCTACATCAATAGTAGCTGCTGCTGCTACATCAGCAAAAGTAGATGCCGCGATACTAGTACCGTCCCAAGAAACTGCACGAGTAGGAGCTGTTACATCAGCTGCGAAATCTAAATCACCTAGATTCTGTCCTGCTGGGTTAACTGTCCTAGCCACACCATTAGTAGTTTGCGTATATGCAACGCCTGCTAATGTTAAGAACGCCATTTGATCCATACGATCTGCTAACCAGTAAGCCAGTACATCGCGTGAGTTTTCACGGAAATTAACAATTGATTTCTGATCAGCCATACGGCCCGCAATACGGTTCGCGTTACGGAGTTGGTCAATTTGGATAACCATCTCGAAGCTGTTCATTGCTTCTTCAAAGCCTTCCAATTGAGAATCGCCTACAATACCGTCGCCATTCAGATCTTGTAGTAATGAGATAACAGCTCGAGTACCCTTCTCACTCTTAGTAAGATAGTTTACTTTTTGAACCATTGCATTGATTCCAGAGCCTGTGAAAGCATCTAGAAAGGAATTGTTGCGGGCGATGCGCCATAAGTCGCGTCCCCATGTTGTTTTTTGCTCGTCAGTTAAGAGCCCAAAATTGGTTGAGCCGGGCGAGACTAGATTAGGATATGCCATTTATATATTTCTCCAAAATAAAAACGTAAGTTAAGGTTCGGTTTCGAGCCGATGTTCGTTAACCCTGTTTTTATCGAGGCTGATCCTCGCCACCTTTTACGCTGGTGTAAGCTAAGTCATTACGTTGACGTGCAATGAGCCCGCTCAGTTATCGTACTGAGAAACGAAGTGTAGGGGTTCAGGGGAAGGACCATCCCCCCTACGGGGTGAACTTTGAGGTTCAAGTGAATATTACCACTGCTTATATAACGAAGTCAAGCAGTTACATGACATCCCCACGTAACCGGTGTAATGTAGCAGCGGGTAAGGCATCGAACTCCTCTTGTGACAAGTTGTTTACGTCGAGAGTGTTCTCTCCCCGAGTTATACTACTGTCTCCCGCTAATGCAGGAGGCTGTTTATTAGCTGCTTGTACCTTCTGCTGAATATCCACTTTCTTAACAGCTTGGACGGGTTCTGCTGTTTTAGTTGTGAATAACTCAGGATACTGAGCTTTAGTAATGTTATATGCCTCAACTAGCGCCGAAGACGGATCGTCCCCTGCTGCCATGAACTTATCCCGTAACCCTAAAGTGTAGTCCGTAACTGTTTTGTTATAGTTCTCATGCTCTGGGTTATACAACGGGTTCTCAGTAGTAATCTGAGTAACAGTCTGACTAAATCGTACATTAGCCTCAGCTTGCGTAGTAGAAGTCGATGCTAACTGTTCAGCAATAAAACGGTGTTGTTCAGCCTCTGCCTTACGTATGGCGGAGCGGATCTCTAAGGCTTTGTCTTCTTCTCCCGCCCACATAGCTTTAAGGAATTCTTTCTCCTTACTATCAAAATCATATTCCGGAGCTTTAACTTCTTCCTGCTTAGTCTGCTGTTGCATGCGTTGGACAGTTTCTTCCAACTGTTTACGACGGGCAATCTCTGCATCAAGCCGCTGTTTAGGAATCTGGATATCATCTGGCTTTTCCTCCTTTACGGGTTTGGGCTCTGCTTCGGCTACGACTTCAGGTTCTGGTTCAGGTTCAGGTTCTGGAGTGGGCTCAGGTTCTGGCTCAGGGGTAGACTCTTCTTCTACCTCAGCTACGATATCACCACGATCTTCTGAGATTTCCTCAGTGTTTTCGATTGTATTTTCTCCGGGTTGTGCCATGGTCTTTCCTTTGGTGGTTAGTGGGTTATGTTATTGGCGTGAGATCGTGCTGCGATCTTAGCGATTTCTAGTTTAGTCATCAACTCTTCACGCTTGGATATAAGCTCTGCTTGTAATTTCTGAACATCAAACATCAGATCTTCGCGTTTTGACATCATCTCAGCTTGAAGTTTTTTGACATCGAACTGATCATCAATCATGATATCTTGGGTTTTAGCTTGATTTAACTGCGCTTGTGTTTGTTTATGCATTATATCAGCTTCCAGATTACCTACTGTAGCTTGCAGTTGTTTAATCTCTAACTGCTGTACCATCTGCTGCATTTGCATCTCTTCTTCAGTCGGTTCGCCTTGCCCCATCATTTCACGGACTCGTTTAGCCAACTCATCTTTCTGAGCTAGGTGACTGTACTCAATAATAGCGTCGTCTGGTACTTGAACTCCTGCAGTACGTAGGCTAATGGCCTCAGCAAACTGAGAGTCGTTGAAGGTATCTCTGGACGGCGCTGTGGTAATAGCTACATCATACTCGCCTAGGGTTATGTTATTGACCACCTCCCCTGTCGCTGTCTCCTCATTGATAGTCATTGGCGTTCTGGGCTGATCGGGATTCTGAAAATCAGTTATCTGTATCACTCGTTCCTCAGTATAGAACGACTGTAATAGATTTAAAACTTTCAGGGCCATGATGTGCCTGGTTCTAGCCAGATTATCCAGGGGTACTTGAATCTGTACCTGCCCGCGGGCCTGTTTAGCTTGTATCGCTACGCCAGAGACCTCAGCAGAGTCAAACCCCATGAGTGAGTCAGATACGCCTGATATCTCTTTGATATTATTCGCTGCCTTCATACCGATGCGGTCCAACCCGGTAGGGATCTGATTCGGTTGGATCTTATCCGGAGGAGTAGATCCTCGGTTATAGGTAATAATCAGTCCTGTTTCAGCACCACGTTCTTCAAGTTCTTCTTCAGTCATATTAGATAGGGATCCACTCTCAACTACCCAGCCGCTATTCGCAGTGGTATTCACAATATGCAGCTCTTGTGAGCTGATCTTATTGAGCTGTTCCTGTGGGCTAATCAAATTACGCACAATACCGAACGGTCTGCCCCTACGGAAATATGGGAAGAATGGTATGATCGTGAAATCGTTGTAAATACTCCAATCGTCATGGAGCACCACCTTATCTGCTGTTACCGTCCAGCGCACACGCGGGGCCCGCTTCTTTATAATAGATAAGTTTGCCTGACCCGCTAGTAGTTGTGCCCGTTTTTCAGACCAGTTATCGGGCACCATTCGCATGTCCCCTGTCTCATTATCGACGAAAAACGTGGTCATTGTATTCTTGCGGTACTGACGCTCGATAACCCGTATGGATTTGACGCTGGCTTCTTCGTCAGGATCTAATGCAGCTCCGTAACCAAAGCCTTCAATAGTCTTACCGAATCGGTTGTCCAATATCTCGATACTGTCCTTACTGTAACGCTGCCCATTAATACCTATGGATTTGAGCCGATCCGCTTTATCCTGCCCATAGGTAAGCTCGATCTCTTCCAGAGAGAGCCAGCGGGTCTCGAAGAATTCGCTCCAGGTTTTAGGATCGTAGTTCTTAGCATCCGGATCTATGAGAATATCTAATGGATCTTTGTTCTCGATCCTAATCTCACCCTCAACGTGATCGTCGAAATCTATACGAACATCAAAATACCCACGTTCTTGGATAATACCATCGGCGAAGACCTGTGACTCCAACCAATCCAACTGATTGTTGTCACCGATCTGAATGAATAGTTTATTGAGAATCTCTGCGACATCCTGTGTAGCATCACGCTTCGGTAGAAATCGTACATCCCCGCGTTTATTCGCCTGCTCACCCAGCACGGTATTAACCGTAGATAACACGGTATTAATTGTAAGCGTGGGTCTGCCCTCAGCATTGAGCTTGGCGACATCTTTATCGTCCCATTGTTCGCCACGATAGAAGGCATCGCACTTCTTCGCCATAGCAACGTAGTCCAGATGGCCGCCATCACGGGCGCGTACATATCGTCGCCACTGCTCGTCAGCTAATAGACGTTCTTTCTCACTCTGTGCATGTCGTTTATTCTTCGCCATCTCAATATCCTCTAGGAGCGCCTAGTCCGGGAGGTGCCGAGCCGCGTTGCTGTTCCATGGGCTCATAGGTCGTGCATTCGCATGTCTGACCATCCTGTCCGTAGGTTAATTCGATAGCAGGAGCACCACATACCTGATCTTCGTTGTATCTGCAATCTACGCAAGTT